TACCTGCTGCCGCGCGCGCGTCGCGGCCCGGCGTCATCCCTGACTCCCGTAGACCGCAGAATCAAAGGCGTTCTGGTAGGTCGTGACGGCCTGGACCTGGCCGTACTCGGGCTTCTTCTTGATCTGGTCAGCGGCGAGCTGCGCCTGCGCGTCGGCGGTCATGCCACCGGTGCTCACCGTGCTGGTGTTGGTCGGGTCGCCGGTGGTCATGTCGTACTGCGTGGTGGTGGTCTGCTGGCTCGGGTTCTGGATCTCGGACTGGGAGAGCGCCTGCGCGTACGCGGCGATCTCGCCCTGGTTCGGGTCTCGCCCCAGGAGCTGCTGGAAGAGCTGGTTGCTGATCGCCCGCGCGGTGGTCGGGTCGGTCATGTCGATCCGGCTGGCCGTGGTGGTCTTGAACTGCGGGCCCACGTACTTCTTCTCGCCGGTGAGCTGGTTGACTTCGAAGTCGCCCTGCCGCACCCACTGACTGCCGTTGGTGTTGGCCTTGACGTAGCTGGCCATCAGGTCCATCGGGCTGACCGGCTGGCCGTTGGCCCCGTAGTTGGACGCCTGGTCGGCCAGGTTCTTCCACAGGGCCGACGCCTCCATGTCGCCGTCCCCGTACTTCAGCAGCCCTCCCACCAGCGCCTTCGCGCGGAAGTCGTCCCGCTTCTTCTGGTCCCAGGTGAAGTAGGCGGCCTCCGCCTCGGCCTGGCTGACCCAGCTACCGGCGCCGAACTGCTGCGCCGACTGCGGCGCGTTGGGGCTGATCGTCTGGGCCCCGGGCATCCACACCCGGCCGGTGGCCGTGGTGGCGCCGGAGTTACCGAAGGCGTTGGCCCCCTGCTGCTCCGCCGTCAGCGGCGTGACACCGACGGGGCCGGAGGCCCCGGGCGACGGGCTGGGAGAGGGCGTGCCCTTGGTGATCGTCACGCCTGTGCCTCCTCGTAGTTCAGGTCACGGGAGAGGTACCGGCTGTGCAGGTCGCCGAAGGCCGTGTTGCTCTCGATCAGATTGTCGACAAAACGCTGCCACCTGTCTGCCAGGTCCGCATTCGCGTTCGCGTTCAGGGTCTTCGCCCCGCCCGCCTTGGCGCGGTCGTTGAGCATGCCCAGGAGGGCCTTGCGGCCCCCGAGGTACTGCCCGAGGACCCGGAGGTCCCCTCGGTTCTTCTGGGCTGCCAGCGGGCTGCTGGCGAGCGTCGTCATGGCAGGGATCAGCCGGTCGTACCGCAGCGGGTCGAGGGTGCTGTAGTCCTCGCTCCACTCCTTGTTGTAGAACGGGTTGGTCGAGCCGTCCGGGTACAGCGGCTGGCTGTACAGCTTGGTGAAGTTGCTCTTCTCCTGCTTGATCCCCTGCGCGCCGTCGTCGTTGAAGCTCTTGAAGCCCTTGTTGTGCAGCTCGGCGGTGAGCCGGTTGACCATGGCGGCGTACTTGGCCCAGCCGAGACGCCTCTTGTTCTCGGCCAGCGCCTGGTCGGCGGTCATCTTGGTGCGCTGCATCTCAGCCCCACCGGGGCTGACCGGCGTATTGAGCTGGTAGCTGTACGCCTCCGGCGAGAACGGGCCGTTGCCCTCCGGGCCCACGATCAGCGCGCCCAGCTCCGGGTTGGCCGCCAGCTCCGCGCTGTACTGCTTGCTCAGCGCGACCGCCTTGTTGGTGGCCTGGATGCCGGTGGCGTTGTGGCTCTGGGACTGGGCGAAGATGAAGTACGACTCCTGGTACCGGTTCAGGAACTCCGTGTCGGCGGTCTTGGGGTTGGCCCGCATCAGCGCGTTGTACTGGTCCCGGTAGAACTGGTACGCGTCCTGCTTCTGGGTGGCGAACGGCTGGGTGAAGCTCGTCGCCGAGCTGAACAGCCAGTAGTTCCTGGTCATGTCGCTGAGCTGCTTGGCCGAGGGCATCGGCTTGCCCAGGTTGGCGTGCTCGTACGCAGCACGCTGGATGATCTGGAGCTTGACGCTCTGGTAGCGCTCGTCGCTGGTGTCGATCGCGGTCAGCGCGTTCTTGAAGGTCGCTGGCAGGACGAAGCCGGTCGCCCGGCCGAGCACGTTATCGCCCACCAGGCCGGTGCCCTGCTGCGGGCCGAACGGCAGGATGTCCAGGTGCCGGGCCAACTCTGCTGCGGAGGGCTTGTCCTTGACGATCTCGTTGACCGGCATCTGCACGATCGGCCCCACGCCAGGGCTGAACCACGGGTCACCCTGGGTGACCAGGTTCATGGAGTTCTGGCTGAGCCGGAACTTGCCCGAGCTGCGCTCGGCGCCCAGCATCACGCCGACCGGGCTGTCCACCAGCCAGTGCGGCATCCGGCCCACGATGTACCGCTCCGACTTGGGGACCAGCCGCTTGACCGCCGTCGGCTTGGCGCTGTAGTCCGTGTCCCCGGTCTTCGGGTCGACCGGGTAGGTCATCGTGTAGGAGTAGCCGTCCTTGAGGATGTCGTTGCCATCGGCATCCTGCATCTGACCTGCGGCGATAGGCGCGTTGAAGAAGTTGTAGGCGTAGCCCGCGATCTCCGGCTTGTCCGCCAGGATCCGGCCCCAGCGCTGGAAAGACTCGTTGGTGGCCGTCATGAACGGCGAGACGAACCGCATGGCGGCGCTCGCGTCGGAGCGGTGCGCGATGTCGAACACCAGGCGCCGGGTGTCCCGGAGCGCCAGGCGGCGCGCCGTGGTGGCCATCTTGTTCACGCCGTCCACCGTGGTGTCGTACGCGCCCTGCTTGCGCAGCGTGTTCTTCACGCTGATCAGGTGGCCCTCGTAGAGCTGGTTGAACAGCGGGTGGCGGCTGAGCCGGTTGGCCGGGATCTCGGCGGCGAAGTGGAACCACGCCCGCTGGACATCGTCCAGGGCCCGCTTGTACCGGATCTGGGTCTGGCCCACCTGGCCGGTGTGCACCTCCGGCCGGGAGGACATCGGCACCGCGTCCTTGAGGAACGTCGGCGTAACGCCGCTCGACTCAAGGGCCTTCATCCGGATCTCCGGGGTGGGCAGGTACTGCGCCACCTCGTGCCAGGCCGACTCGGCGAACTCCCGGGGCTGGGTCATCACCAGACCCAGCCGCTCGCGGTACGCGCGCCCGGCCACCGTGGTGGTCAGCCAGCGCTCCATCTCGTCCACCGAGTGCCCCTGGACGGCGAGCTGCGCCAGCGGGTCCTGCATGATCTGGTGGTTGATCGCGTGCGCCCAGCTCGTGGCGTGCAGGGTCTCGTCCTGAGCAGCGGTGATCGACTTGCCGCCGTGGTCGAAGGACCGCATCAGGTGCCCGTGGACCAACGTCTTGTTGGTCGCGAAGATCTGGCCGACCGACTCATCGCCGCTGACCAGCTTCTGGTAGAACTCCCCCTCGGGGCCGGTGAAGGCGCCCGGCGCCGTCACCCCGTTGCCGAGCTTGATCTCCCGGGTGCCCTGCATCCGCCGGGGGGCGGTGAGGGTCTTCTCCGCGTCGTCCACGACCTTCTGCTGGATACCCCGGTAGTGATCAAGGAATCCGTGGTGCGCCTGAAGGTCGCGGATCTTCATGTTCCGCGCGCCCACGCCGGTGCCCATGGACCGGCTGGCCCGCTGCACCGCCAGCTCGTGCTTGGCGACCAGCTTGTCCATGGCCGACATCTGGGTCGCCGTGTGGGTGGCCGGGGTCATGGCAGCCCGGCGCGCCTGGGCGTTGGCCAGGCGTCGGCCGGATACCCGCAGGTCAGCGCGGTACACACCGCGCCTGGTGGCCACCTGCTTGGTGACGGCGTCGATCTCCTTCTGGACCTCCGCCATCTTCTCCTTGGCGTAGACCGTTCCGGCCCGCGCAGTCTCTTGCCGTGCGGCAACCATCGGGCGCTCCAGCCACAGCGCTGCGTTGGTGGCGCCGTTGCGGGCGCCCCACCCGGCGCGCATGGCCATCTGGATGGAGCCGAGCCGGGCCCACTGCCCGGCCAGGTCGTCGCTGGCCACGCGCGGGATGTAGCCCAGCCGGAACAGGGTGCCGAACTTGAAGAGCTGGGTGATGAACTCCGCGCCGGTGTTCATCCAGTCGGCGGTGCCGCCAGCGGCCAGCTTGAGCGCCGACAGGGCGCCGCTATGCCGGGCCAGCACCTTGTCCATCTCGGACAGGTCCTGGAAGACGTGGTCGGTGCCCAGCTTGGTGCTGAGGTTCGGGTGGATCACCAGCTTGCCGCCGTCCGAGGCGAACTCGTCCACGTGGATGCGCGCGAAGGTGCCGTCCGGCAGCTCGATCGGCCGGGTGGCCGCCGAGTACCGCTTCATGGCGTCCTTCTCGCCCATCTGCCGACCGAGGTGGGCCTGGTAGAGCTGGTGGCCCATGTCGAAGTCCATGCCGTGCTTCTCGGCGATCTTGCTGGCGCCGATCCGGCCGACGGAGTCGAGCAGGTCCACCCGCTGCTGCTCGGTGGTGGTCTTGAGGTAGTCGTTGAGGAACTTCAGCCGGGTCGTGTCGGTGATGCCGGGGATGCGGGCGAGCTGACCGCGCAGCTCCGCGATCGAGGACTTGTCGATGTCATCGATCCGCATGTAGCCGTTGGGCCGGGCGTTGCCGAACGACCGGGCCACGGTGACCGGGGTCGAGAAGAAGTCCCCGATGCCGTGCAGCACACTCTTCTGCACCCCGAAGTCGATCGGCGTCGAGGTGCCACGGCTGATCATCGGGGTGGGAGTAATGCGTACATTCCGGGCAGAAGCCCCACCACGCGCCGAGTCGGCGCGGTACGCCTGCTGGCCTTCGAACCGGTCCTGGGCTCGCTTGGTCGACCAGCGGGTGAGGTTGATCTGGTCAAGCTCCGCCGGGTGGTTGAGCACCGCGTTGTAGCTGCGCACCAGCCGGTAGTCCGCGTTCATGTTCGTGGTCAGCGCGTCCATGTGCTGATCGATCATCTGCTGCATGCGCGGGTTGTTCGGGTAGCGGGTGCGCATCTGGTCGAGCGCGCTGAACCGGTCGCTGTCCTGCTGGTACCGCGCTGCGGCCAGCACGTTCTTGGTCTGAAGGCGCTCCAGCGCGTTCACGTCGCCGAGCGAGACGCGCAGGAAGTCATCGATCTCGCTGCGGTTGCGCAGCAGGCTGACCACCGAGCCGAGCCGGGGCCCCATGCCGGACTGCTGGGCCATCGAGAGGTTGTTGATCAGCGCCGGGTTGCTGCGGTTGGCGAACATCCAGTCGCCCGCCTTGACCATGACGGACTTGTTCATGATCTTGTCGATGTCGTCGGCCGACCAGCCTGCGGCCGGTCGCTTCATGACCGAGAACTCGCGCCTGGCGCCACCGGCGATCTTGCCGCCCACGATCACCGGGTCAGCCCACCAGCGCGCGGCGAAGTCGGCGGTGCCGGAGGACCACTTGAACATGTCGGAGGACTGGCGCAGCTCGTTGATGTAGGCGTTGCCGACCACCGGCATGCCCGCGTCCTTGAGGATCTGCTGCTGCTGGTCCTTGGGCAACTGGTCGAACCCCGGGGGGAGTTGACCGCTCTCCGGCTTGAAGTACTCAAGCGGGGACTCCACGGCCTTCTGGGTGGAGTACTTCTCGTTCGGGTCGTTGCCCAGGAAGAGCGCCTGGCCGGGACTGATGTGCTCCGCTGCATGCCATGCCTGACCCCAGGCGTGCGCGCTGGTCGGACCGCCGGGCAGGCCACCGACCATCAGCGCGGTGGACAGCGGCTGGCTCACGCCGTTGGAGTAGACCCAGTTCAGGCCACGGCTGACGTTCTCCAGCGACGCGGCCACCGGCGCGCCGACCGGCCCCTGGAGCGGGCGGTTGGTGACCGTGGGGGCTGCGCTGCTGGAGGGGTTGTAGTGGATGTCATGGAACGGGTCGAGCGCGTTGACCGTGTTGACTGCGGACCGCAGCCCATGGGCCGTGGCGTCACCGACATCCTTGAGGAAGTCCCCAAGCCCCATGTCAGCCTCCTGCGGTCGCGGTTTCCACCGGGTAGACGTTCAGCTCGGCCGAGGTGTTCTGGAGGCCGTAGGCCATGTCGTAGCCGAGGTCGGTCTGGGGGCCGTGGTGGGCGAAGTCCGCCGCCAGGGCCGGAGTCTCATTGAAGAACGCGTACATGGCACCGAGCCGGTTCGACCACTCCACTACAGCCTCCCCTTCAAGTCCCGGACCAGGTTCCGCATCGACGCGCTACTGCCGGGTACGTCGGCCATCATCTCGTAGACCGGCAGGTACTTGAGCTGCTGCTGGATGTCCTGGTCCTCCTGGTCGGGGATACCCAGGGCCTCCGGCCCGGCGCCCGCGCCGGTCGCGGCGCCGTCGGTGACAGGGGTGTTCGGCTGAGTGGTGCCGTCAGCGAGACCGACACCGGGGGGCAGGTTCAACCCCGCCAGCAGGCCCCCCGGTGGTGGCTGGTCACCACCGGGGCTAGCAGCCAGGGGCGCACCCTGCTGGGCCTGCTGGAGCTGGGTGGCATCGCCGTACGACCCGCCGGTGGGGACGCGGATCGGCTGAGCGGCGTTGCCAGGTCCGCCGTCAGTCCGGCGCGACAGAGCGCCCGGCCCACTGACGGGGGCCGGGTTGGCTGGCGTGCGCGGACCGCCGCTAGGCATGGCCTACTCTCAGGTGCTCTTGGTGCGGGAGTCGTTGCCGCTGACGCCACGGCTACCGCCGCTGTCGGCGAGGAAGCCGTCCCAGCCTGCGATGTTGCCGCTGGTGCCGTCGGGCGGGCCCTGCGAGGCACCGCTGTTCTCGCCGGACATGGGGGCCTGGACATTGACGCCAGAGCAGCCGCCCTTGAGCGAGCGCATCGGCTGCGAGCCGCCCTCGTGGCCCGGGTCTCCGGGGAATCCGTCGGTCATGATCTACTCCTTCCGGTTCTTGGGGTCCTTGTGATCTTCGCAGTACTTCACGCGCTTGTCGCCGATCACGACGTTCTCGCACGCGCCGAAGGCGCAGGTCCGGGACTCCGACTTGGCCTCCTCCTCGGAGGCCAACTCCTCGTCCGAGACGTTCTGGAGCCGGTGGTTCTCCTTGACCTGGGCTGCCGCGCAGCCCATCCAGTGCCCACCGCCGTCGGCCTCGGTCCGGCCGCAGATCTTGCACGCACTCACGCTGGGACACTCCTCTTCACAGAGCTGGACAGGTTCGCCCGGCCGCCAGCGGTGAGACCGGCCAGCAGGGTCTGAAGGTCCGGCTTACCGCCAGGACCCATCTCGCCCTGGCCTGGCGCGGTACCGCCGGGCAGGCCGGTACCGGGGTTCATGCCGAAGGGGACGCCAGGACCGCCCCCGCCAGGGGCGCCGGGAGGCGCCGGTGCGCCAGCGGCCTCGGCTGCCGGGGTCTTCTGGACCACCGGCTCGAACGCCTTGAGGATCGCCTCATGCATCGGGATCCCCTTCTCGCGCATGTCGATCATCGCTGCGGCCTTGCGCATGATGTCGGTCGGGTCCATGCCCTGCTGGGCCATGATCCCGGCCGAGCTGAGCATGGAGAACACGCCCTGCTTGAGCGCGTCGGTGACCTGCTCGTTGTCGATCTGCGACTGCATGGCGTTGACGTCGATGTCCATGGGGAGCTGCCGCTGGAGGAAGTCCCGGCTGATGTCCTGGTCACCCCGGAGCTGGAGCAGGAAGACCAGCGCCTGGTTGGGGTTCATGCCGCTGGCGAAGCCGTAGCTGACCGACACCCGGTAGTTGCCCGCGATGTCGCGAGCCGGCTGGTAGTTCTCGGAGAACGGAGTGCCGTTCACCACGCC